GACGATAGTAAAACTATTGGTCTTGTCTTCCACAAGTCTGCTGTTGGTACAGTAAAACTAATGGATATGACAACTGAAATTTCAGGTTCAGATTATGGCATAATGTATCAAGGAACCTTAATGGTTGCTAAGTATGCGTTAGGTCATGGCATCTTAAGACCAGAATGTGCAGCTACTATTAAGCTATCTGCTTCTTAATTTCAATTTATAGGGTATCTTATTATTAGATACCCTTTTTTATACCCATGTATCATTCATCTAAAAAGAAAAAAAAGAAAGGTGGGAGAGACTCACTTAAAATTAAAAGCAAAGGGTATTAATTATGTTTGGTAAAAAAAAGAAAAAAGGTATTCTTGGATTAGAAGGTCAAGCTTATCTTGATGCCTATAATAAAAAAATGGCCGATACAGGCAAAACTACGCTTGCTGAAAAAGCTAGATTTTACAAACAGACACAAAAAGTCAAAGCACAAAAAATTAAACAGGCAGGTAACTAATGGCTGTAGCTGCAACCACCGAACTTGAATGCATCAACATTATGTTGGCTGCAATAGGAGAAGCACCTATTAACAGCCTTATAGGCTTGCTTCCAGTAGATGCTGTAACAGCACAATCAACTCTTACTGAAGTTAATAAAAGTGTTCAATCAGAAGGTTGGTCTTTTAATACAGAAATAGATGTAACTCTTACAAGAGATGGATCTAATCAAATTAATTTGCCTACAAATATTCTTAGAGTTGATGCCAATATACATCAACATCCAACTATAGATCCTATACAACGCAAACAAAAATTATATGACAGACAAAATAATAAATATGAATTTGATGAAGATTTGATTTGTACTATAGTTTATTTTAGAGATTTTGATGAATTACCAGAACCAGCTAGACACTATATAAATATACAAGCTGCAAGAAAATTTGTTGATAGGCTTGTAAGTGACAATGCTTTACGAACTTATACACAACAAGACGAAGCAAGAGCTAGAGCAATTCTTATGGAAACAGATTTAGCAAATGCAGATCACAATATACTAAGAGGAGATCCTTCTCTTACCAGTATCTTTGATACTTACAATCCTTCTAGTGCTTTAATTAGATAATTATGGGTGTTATATCAAGATCTATACCTACATTATTAAGAGGTATATCGCAATCTTCTGATGCTCTAAAACAAGCAGACCACGCTGACATCCAAGACAATGCTGATAGTAACCCTGTTCTTGGTCTAACAAAAAGATCTGGCTCTCAATTTTTAGCTACAGTTGGTAGTTCTACTCTTGGTAATGTTCATATACAAACTATAAATAGAGATGCTACTGAACAATATGTAGCAATATTTAGTAATGGCAATGTAAAAGTATTTGAATTAGATGGCACAGAAAAAACAGTAAACAAACCAGATGGCACTGCTTACTTAAATACTTCAGACCCTAGAAGTGTAATGAAGACAGTAACTATTGCTGACTTTACATTTGTTGTTAATACAAGTATTACAGCTTCTATGGACACAACATTGTCAAATAGTGCTAATAATATTACACAAGCAATTATATTTATAAATCAAGCAACAGCTAATACAACTTATTCTGTAACTGTAGATGGTGTAACAGTTTCAGATAATACTTCTGGTAATAATCCTTTATCAACTGATACTATTGCCAATGATTTAAAAAATGGTCTTAATTCTGGTCTTACAGGTTTTACGATTGCTAGAAATGGTCCTGTTGTTCATATCAAAAAAAATGATGGCAGTAATTTTGCAATAGATGGTACTGATACTCAAGGTAATACTAAGATGACGATTATAAAAAATTCAGTACAACAATTTACTGACCTTCCTAATGTTGCAGCTAATGGATATATAGTAGAAATTACAGGAGATGAAGGTACAAACTTTGATAATTACTACGTTAAATTTGTAACTAATAATGGCAATGCTTTAGAAGAAGGACAATGGGTAGAAACTGTTGAAGCTGGCATACCTTTTAAATTTAATTACGACACCATGCCACATATCTTGATACGTCAAGGTGATGGTAATTTTAGATTTGCAAGAGTTGATGGAGATACATATACAATATCTGGAACTGATTTTACATTACCTAAATGGGGTGAACGTGTTGTTGGTGATTTAGAATCATCACCAGATCCTTCTTTTATTGGTAATAAAATAAATAATGTATTTTTCTTTAGAAACAGACTTGGTTTTCTTGCAGCAGATAATGTAATACTTTCAACAGTATCAGAGTTTTTTAATTTCTTTCCAGAAACAGTTATATCAGTTTTAGATAC